CTAAAAACTCGTGTTCATATTCCCAACATCCATATTTAAGTCAGTACCTTTATCTGTTTTTGCCTGGTCGACCGCTATAGGTTTATCAGATTTAATCGTCAGTGATACTTCAGACTTACTTTTCATGGTCTGTGGGGCCAACGGCTGATAAGGTCGATATTGATTTTGGGCCGCAAGCCCTCCGCTTTGATAGCCACTGTACCCTTGTCGCTCTGTTCGGTTATGAGTTTCAGTGGTCGTAATACCTAGCCTGGCGTTCTTGTCTTTAATTTTATCCATCTTGTTAGCAAGTTTATCGACAGACTTTCCGGCTTCATCTGTGGCGGTTTTCCAATCATCTGGAATCAGAGAGTCAGGCAGTTTGTTAATGAGCTTCTTGAACTCATTCCACAACCAAAGAATTCCGTCCCCGATCTCTTTTATTACTTTATCCAAGCCTATAAATTTATCGACTAGGTATATGATAGCGATAACTGCGGCCATGACCGCCGAGACAATTAAGCCGATCGGGTTCGCCAATATCACCGCGTTTAGTGCAATCATAGCGACTTTAAACATGGCAACCGCAGCAACGATCTCGCGGAAGTATTGAGACACAAAGATAATGCCCTTACCAAGCAATGTTAGCCCGTTATAAAGACCAGTAACTGCGTGAGTCACTTTGGTTATTGTTTCATCCCGCCATTTAGCGTTCTTGAATTTGGTAGTGAATTCACCAAAAGCTTGAGTTGCTTTTTCCATGATAGGGGCGAGGGCTGCATACTTGATGGACTTGATACTTTCTTGGATACGCTGTAGCGCGTCATTGTAAGCTTCTGCTTTAGCCGCATATTCTGCTTTTGCACCGCCGCCTAAGTCTGCCAACTCTTTACGTGATTTGGCTAATCCGTCAGTACCTTCTCTGAGTAGTAGCAGCATCTTTCGCCCGTCTTGCCCAAAGGCGGCGTCAGCGAATGCCATTTGTTCTTGAGCTGTTTCGAGTTTGGAAAATGACTGCAATAGCTGTTCGTAGGCTTGCTGAGTATCTTTGGCGCCTTTTAAGTCACCGAAAGCGCTATTACCGCTCCTTTTCAGATACGAACCAAGAATTCCACTTTCAGTGCTTTGTAATACGCCTAGACGTTTTGTGAATCGAGTGAGTGCCGATGACATGGCCTCTTCGTCAACGCCTGCATGTGATGCTTGTTTGCGCATGGCTTGCAGCTCACCAATCGACATCTTGAGAGTAGCTGATTTTTTCGCGAGTGCGTCCATTTCAGTCGCCGCACTGTTTAACTCAGTCACTAAGCCTGCAACGCTAAAGCCGCCAAGTAAGGCCGCTCCCTTACCTGTCATTGCGCCGCCAACTTTAGGGAATTTGATTTTACCATTCAGCTTCTGGACTGGGGACAAGGCGGATTTTAAACGAGAGTAACGCTTTGTGAGTTTATTGATTTCATCGCCATGGCTTTTGTATCGTTTATTCAGACGTTGATACTCATCGTCAAGTGACCCAATCGTAATGCCAGTTTTGCTAAAGTGTTTTCTTAGCTGTGACAAACTTTTTTTGTTGTGGTTTTGATTCGTTGTGAGCTTCTTCAGTTTAGCCGTCTGCTTGGCGATTCTTTCGGTTAGCTGGGCACTTGGCGCTTTAAGCTCTTGAGATTTTTTCTTGAGCTGCTTTAGCTTTTCAACTTCAGCTTTGATAGTGGTGTTATTGCGATCTTTGGCTTTCTTGAGCTCTTTGTAGGAGTCAATCATTGCCATTGTGCTGGCATCATCAGCTTGTGCCTTTTGCACTTTTTTTATTTTCTTGGCGTAGAGGTCTGACTCGCTAGCCATCCCTTTGAGTACAGGAGATGCTTTGTCTTTCATCCCCATTACAACCGATAAGTTCATCTTCATTGGATGCATCCTTTTTTGACATAAAAAAGAGAGCTTATTCGCTCTCTTCTTGTTCGGTTCTTTGTCGTGCTTTTTCGCGGAACAGCAATAGGTCTTCGTAACTGAGTTGGTCTATTTCGCTTGGTGGCCAGTGAAACACCATGGCTAAGTCAGCGTAATAGTCTTCCACTCTCTCGATTACAGTTCCACATTCACGAAAAAAGAGGCGATAGTCGTCAGTATTGGTGCCCAGTTCTCAACAGGCATATTTAAAACATCACGTTCGTTTAGATTTGATATCCGTGGTAACAGTATTTCACCTGCTTCAAACTTCATCTCACACACATCAACGAGACTAAGGCCGCGAAGATTGCCAGATTTAGGCTTTTGAATATCAAGCGTTTTGATTTCTACGCCATCCTTTTCAATGGGAGTGGGTAGTTCTGCTTTTTTAATGTCTGATTGGTCTTTAATGGGGTTCATAGCCCAGCTCCTGTTTTAAATCGTTGAGCTTAGTTTTGCGGCCACCTTTAGTTGAATCTAGCTTCATCACGAGTTCAAAGAGGTTATGCGCTTGCTCTTTTTGTCCTTCATCAAAGTACCAATCACCGACTAAGCGGAACATTTTTACTTTAAGAGGTGCGTTAGTGGCGAGTTCACCGGAAAGCAGGTCTTTCACCGCATTGATTAGATATTCGCGTTTAAACACCTTTTTTGCTTTATAGGCATTGTTTGAGTATTGGAACACGTAACCTAAAAATGCGGTTTGCCCATTCATCTTCCAGCTTGTTGGCGTTTCCAGGCCTGCGCCAATTGCCGTGCGAAAATCATCATGAATGACTTCTAATTGGCCTAAATCGATTTGCCATAAGTAGAACCACCACATTACGTCTAAATTGCCGTAGTTGCCTTTATGGGTGTCGAGTAACTTCTCAACTAGTGGGCGGTACTTCTTGATTAGCTCTTCTTTGAAAGGGTCTTTCTCTTTAGAGCCTGACAGGGTTTTTAGGTAGCTAAGGTCTTGCTTTAGCGCGGCTTGAGTTTCTTCCCAAGGTTTGTCGTGAAAAGCAGGGCGAGCCGTCACGCTCACCGCTGGCTTGTCTACCTGCTTCGAGACTTGTGGCGTTGACTGTAACTGGTGCTTTCTTTTCATGAGGATAGATAGCATGAGGTTACTCCTTACTGAGGGATCAGCTCTTCGCCGTTCAGCATAATTTCAAGCTGACCGTCTTTCACAGTGAGCGACAAAGGATCTGCTGAGAAAGCTTCTTTAAGTGTGTACGTCTTACCGCTATTGGTTTCTAGCGTGACGTTTTCATCAACTAGATTGGCGATTGCTTCTTCATCAGTATCTTTTGCATGAATTATGGTTGCCTTGATGAACGGTGCATCAGAGTACTCTTCTGAGTACCCCAAAACACCGTCATCGCCCATTACAGGTGTGCGCTTGAGGTTGCCAAAGCCAATCTCTGCACCTTCTTTAATCGGCAGTCGTCCTAACGAACCCGCGTTAATGACTGCACGGCTAGTAATTTTCGTTGACATAAGTTACTTCCTAAATTGAACCTTACCGGCGGTAATGATTAGACCATTCACGAACTGTGGAGAATCTTGATAGTTCACACGTTGTTTGTTGGTATCGTCTAGTTCAACAATGAGTGACTTCTTGTAGCCGTCAAAGTCTTGAACAATACCGTTGTATTCCAGCTCTCGATACAAGGCGAGCAGCTCCGTTTTAAGCATGCTTGGTGTCACGATAACCTGACCGCGAGCAAACTTAGTTCCATCTTTCGCTAGCTTGTGTCGAGCGTACTTGCTGAGAATGCGTGAGCGTTGTTTCTGACGGAAATACATCGCTGTGGCAGGTGTCATCACATCGAGATAACTGTTATCTGCAATACCAGCGGCGTTTTCTGTGTAAGCGGTAATAGGGCGCTCAACCATCACTTCTTTTGCTGAGCTAACGGTGAATGTACTGATACCTTCGTATAACAGCATATTGCGCTCTGCAAATGTCCATTCACTTGCCGCCTTTGAGTAAACGCCACTAAGCTTTAAAGTTTGCAAAGGTCGGCAAGGGTCAGTAGCAAGCGAAGGGGCAATTTGACCAACCCAAGCACCAATTGCAGCCGCATCACTGAGATCATTATTTGCTGAATCACAGGATTGATTGATAGGCATAAAGCTAATCAACGGGCAATTACTCACAGGGGCGAAGGTGATTAGCTCTGCGTGCGTACCTTTTTTCGGCATGTAAGCTAACCCAGGGATTTGGTTCATCGCGTCATAACGTTCTTCAAGCAACTCACCTAACTCTCGAATTGTTGTTTCATCATTGAGCGAGCACATGATGTGGTGATATTGAACATCTCCCAAAGCGGCTAGAGCACTGGTGATATCACCAGCGTCAACACTGACTGCGAAGATAGGCATGACTTCATCTTGCTTACGGAAGTATTTCACCATTTCCACAATTTCAGAGGTTACGCCATCTTTACCGAAGTTCTCTGCGGCGATGGTTTCGTCCATACACAAAGTCACGGTATTTGGCCCAACTTTGGCATCTGCAATCGCATTACCAATGGCTAAGATGATTTGCTGTTCTTCTGCACTGTTCGCTAGGCTATTATCGATCTCGATAAAACAACCTGGTACGCGAATATTGCTAGGAACTTCGTTGAAGCTAATACTCATTATTTAGCATCCTTCTTGGTGGTCGTTTGTTTTGTCGAAGTGTCAACAACCGTGCAGTCACCATCTTTGACACGACGTAGCCAATAGGTATTACGTGGTTTGCTTTCACCTGTCGTTTTTAAGGGTTCAAGAGTTTTAGGGTCTTTTACAGTGACGCCTTCTTTGGGCTTGATTTTGAATGTAACTACGTCTTTCTTTTCCATTACGCTGCATCCTCTAGTGCAAAGTGTTCCGCTGCCATTGCTAGTAGCTCTCGCTCTAGAGCTGGCGTCCAACCAATGAAGGTACGCTTTGGCATTGTGTAATTTCGTTTAGTCATTGTGCCGCCTTTCCAGCGACCAACCTTGCTGTCAAAAAAGCCGTTTACTCGAGTAGTAAATGAAACCTGTGAGCCTGCGTTGTGCTCTCGTCCGATATCGCCAGCGACACCTTTAATCCCGACTTCAAAATTGTCTTCAGTCACAATGGTTCGCATTGACCGACTAAACCCTAACATCATGTTTTTGTTGTTGGCGGTGTGCGCGCCTTCCATATTTTCCCGAATCTTGACTTTCTTTCTTCGCGTTCGGCTTTGGTATGGGTTGTTATCAATATCTCGCTGAGCTCGAATTTGACTGCGGAAAAACTGCCTAGCGCGATTTGCCATTCGCTTGTTCAGGTCGAGTTTTTCAGACGCAGTGAGCACTAAGCTTTCAACCACCTGCGTTAATTGTTCGGGCGTTTTTAGCGTGAGTTCTGACATGGCAAGTCATTCTCGTGACCGACAAAGTAAACCAGTTCACCTAACTCATCTTCATCAACTGCGGCTTCAAACTGGTTATCACATCGGTATAGATCACCGGCTTGTTTCCAATCGCCTTGCTCATCTTCGATCAGGTTGTACTCTTCACGAATATCGAGTTTTAGCTTTATGTCGTACCGCCCTTGGTCTAGACGCTCGACAGCAAATGTCGGCATGGCTAAACCTTTCTCGCTTCGGTGTTGGTCATACTTGTTTAGCCAACTGACAATGTGCATAAACAAATTGTCTGGATTGAGAGAGGCATTTTGTACAAAGATAATGGCGGTATATTCAACTTCAAAACCGTCAATTTCATCGCCTTGAGTGCAAAAAATAGCGCCGTCTTCTGCCCATGAGTCAAAGCTTTTTGCATCAACAATATGCGTTTTGAACAGGTCTGTTAGGTTTTGCAAAGCTTTCATTACACCCTCTCAAAGCAGTAGGTTTCTTCACCATGAATGAGCATGTCTACCGCCTGGCGGTACTGGACTTCACATTCTTCTTTCTTGTCTGTTAGGGCCTCTTGCCTTTCTGCCGCGTCTTTAGTCGCATCACCGCTCATTTGTGTGCTAATAAGTTGTGCGGCGGTAAGCGCAAACACGGCTTGCTTGTAGAGTGTCTCGCCTGACTCTTCATCATCAAACCGTGCTTGCGACAACTCGGCCAAGTTAGCAAAAGGTTCTAGGGTGTCTTTTAGCTCTGAATGAACTTTCACACGCGATACTTTGGCGTGGTGTAGAATGCCTGCCTCTGTCTCATTGCTTTGGAAATGGAACAGAGACTGAAACTCTGAAACTTTTAGTGCTGGATACTTGCCAGAAGCAGGTAGCTCAGAGTCGTATATATCGTTTTTGTTTCCGACATACTCAGCCATGACTCAACCTTATTCAGTGGGTTAGGGGGATGCAGGCAGCACTCGCGATTATCATTAAGTGCATAAGCACACATGAAGCAGCGAGAGAGCCTGCATTTGTGGGGTGTATATTTCTATCTAATGTCTACGTTTAGGCGGTTATACCCAAGCGCCTTCAATCCAGAGCTTGACGTTCTTGAACTCGATAGCCGCAGCTTTGCCGACTTCTTCAATGACGTAAGCCATGTTCATGGATTCGAAGTTTTCAATTTGGTCTTTCTCGTCGTTCTTTTTACCAACAGAGCGGCGAAGAGAGCCTTCTTGAATGTAGATAGATAGGTTGTCGTAACTGGTCACCATGATGCCTGTTGACGGGAAGCCAGGTACTTTCACCGCTGGCAAGCCGCCGTAGGTGCCAATAACCTGCAACTCTTGAATTTTGCCTTTTTCGCTAGGGGTATTGCCATGTGCTTCATAGAACTTGGCTTTTTCGTAAGCAAGCAGATCAGAGCCTATGATTGCGATTAGGTTTGAATCGTTTTCACACGCATCGTGCAGTAGGGTTCTTGTATTGAGTACCGCAAGATCTAGGTTAATAAAGTCCCCTTTCTCTTTGCCAACAGAGCCGTCACCACCTTCACCGATACGAACTATTCCGGCAGATTTACCTTCAGTGATTAAGCGACCAGCATTGTTGTCTCGCATGGCCTGAAACCAACCTTTATTGACGTCTTCACCGTTGGGATTGGCGCCAGAGTCGGTGTCGACAGCGACACTTTCACCATACCAACCAATGGTGATTTTGTTGGCCGCGATTTGTTCGCGAGTTTGTTCAGAGATGATTTTATTAAAGCGTTTGTCATGTGCCCAGGCATCCAGCTTGGCGTAGCGAATGGCGGTGTCAAAATTGGTTTGTTCACACATGTAATCCATGGCACCCATGCTTGAATGGTCTTTCGGGGTGCGCTTACCTGCGCCAGTGGTATCAGTGCGGCTTGCAATCATACCTGTCACACCGAGGCCAATGGATTGCCCTTTTTGGTTTTTAACCGCAATGACGTTGATGGCTTTTAGAAACCAGTTTGATTCACGCAATTGAACAATGATTTTCTGTGTGCCGTTTGGGGCTACGTTGAACTTTTGTGTTGCGTCATCCACATCGTTTTGTGTGGCAACGGCTTTGATGAAAGCATTCAGCTTTACTTGAGTACCTTTTTGCATAGTTTTATCTCAATCAAATTGGTTGTAGTAGGGGTTCGACCTGTTAGAAACTGGCTATAAATACGTATCTGCTTCGCCGCCTTCTCCAGCTAGTTGGCGTTGCTCTTCGTCGGTCAGCTTGCTGAATTTTTCAAGCTGGCCGCTGAGTTCGCCAACTTGTGTAGAGAGTGTTTCTACTTGACCTTTTAGTTCGGTGACTTCTTTGCTGCCTTCGGTTTCGTCGGTCTGGCCTTCTTCACCTTCGTTTGAATCACCGTTTTTAGACAACTTAGTGATCAATAGGCTTAGGTTGCTGTTAAGTTCTTTGTTCTGCTCAACGCTTTGCTTAAGCAGCTCTTCGGTTTCTTTAGACATGGTTTCCGATTCCTCTTGTTTGGAAAGCTGCTCTTCTTGTTCTCCAGGTGCGAGTTTGAGCAGGTTATAAAGTTTGGTTAGCAGTGAACGTTCTTGTGTCGATTCACCTTTTTTAGAGAGTTGTTCTGTTTCGTTAAGCGTTAGGCCTGTTGATACGTGAATGGCTTTTTCTTCACTACGTTGCGCAGATAAGTGCACTTGGGTTGTGCCTAATGATGCTGGCTTATCCGTGAACGCAAGACCCGTTAGGTACGCTTTTCCTGTATTGGCAAAGTCTTCCAAGTACTCACACGAGGTATGCAATAGCTGGCCGTTTTCAATATTTCTTAGCAAGAAAGAGTTAGGTTTAATTTCAGCCCAAAGTTCATCGTCACGCTTTTCAACCGACAGTACAGAGCCTCCTTTCCAGCTCCAATCCGAGTGGTCTTCATTAATGCGAGCTGTGTACTTTAGCGGGTCGTACGTTTCTGCGATGTCATCGATGACTTTCTGTGGGGTATCTCTTCCGTCAATGGTAGGCCCTGCTTTTAAAATACAAATTGGCTCTGACTTGAACATGCCTAAACTCTCCTAATTTCGATGACTCCAATCTAACCAATGGCTCTTTCTTTTTGTATTCATCCCCTTTCTAAAACATCGATATAGAACGTGCTCAAGCTGAGTAATTACGGGGGCTATAGCACTATGCAAGCATGGATACGAATGTTAGTAGCGAAGCGCTATACACCGCAGACCAATCTAGAGCCCTTGCGCTTTTTTTACGCCAACGAAAGCCGCCAGAAATTGCGGAGGAAGTTGGCGTAGCTACGCGTACGGTTCAGAAATGGATTAAGCAATTTGATTGGGCAACCTTGCGAGACGATTCCCCCATTGAGCTAATGCTTAGGCAGCGTATCGCCTATTTGATGTGGGGTGTTGACCATAAACTTGAATGCCAAGAACGAGAATTAAAAATGCTGTTTGAAGAGCAACGTAAGCGTGAAGAGGCAGAGAATCGCCGTACACGACCAGCTAGCCGTAGTGATGGTGATAAAAAACGTGGTCGTAAATCGAATAAGGTTAAAAATGACATTTCCGGTATCACCAAAGAGATGCTGGATGAATACCGTGAAAAAACGTTCTTTGGTTACCAAAAAGAGATTCATGCTCATAAGCAAAGCGATGATATCAATGAGATTCGCTTTTATCTTAAATCTCGCCAGATTGGTTTGTCGTTCTATTTTGCATGGGAAGCGTTTGAAGATGCAGTGCTTAGCGGAGATAACCAGGTGTTTATTTCTGCGTCCAAGAAACAGGCGTACATCTTTAAAAATTACATTCGCAAGTTTGCCCTAGAGCTTGCTGGCATTGATTTAAAAGGTAAAGACGACATTGAATTAAGCAATGGCGCTAACCTTATTTTCTGTTCAACCAATGTTTCATCTTCTCAGGGCTTTAACGGTCACATGTATTGGGATGAGGTTTTCTGGATACCTCGCTTTGGGGCACTTGATGACTATGCAGGTGGTATGTCGATTCAGGCTCAGTACCGTACAACCTACATATCAACCCCTTCTACTATGGCGCATGAGGCTTACCCAAAATGGTCTGGTAAGAAAGAAGACAACATTGACCTAAGCCATAAAGCACTAAAAGACGGTGCGCTTGGCCCCGACTACATCTTCCGTCAAATGATCACGGTTGATGATGCCATTGCCAAAGGCGGTGACAAGCTCTTCAACATGGAGAAGCTTAAGCGTAAGTATCCGGTTAAAGAGGTATTCGACAACCTGCTTCGCTGTAAATTCTTGGATGATAGCGCCTCGTTCTTTGCGCTCAAGGCGTTGTTGGCTTGCAAGACGGATACAGACCTTTGGCAGGACGTAGACCACGACAAAGCGAGCCCCGTTGGTAATGCAGAGGTTTTGGTTGGTTATGATCCAAGAGGTGGCGGTACCGGTGAAGGTTCGGACGATGCAGGTTTAGTTGTCGCACTGAAACCCAAAACCAAGGGCGGCGTATTTCGGACTATTGAGAAACTTCGTTTGAAAGGTTCGAGCTATGAACAACAAGCTGAAACCATTCGAAGCATTACCGAAAAGTACAATGTGGTTTATTTAGCGATGGACACTGGCGGCGTGGGCTCGGCGGTAGCGGAGTTGGTACGTAAGTTTTACCCGGCTTTGGTTGAGTTGAACTATTCACCAGAGATGAAGCGCATGATGGCATATAAAGCGCGAGAGATTATCAATAATGGACGCTTCTTGTTTGATGATGATTGGGATGACCTAGTGCATTCCTTCTTGATGATTCGCCAGCAAACCACCGATAAAAGCGGACAAGTAACCTTTGTTTCCAATCGTAGCAAAATAGGTTCGCATGCTGATTTAGCATGGGCCTCAATGCACGTTCTAGCGTGGGAACCAATAGATGTGAATGCAGATAACGATACAAGCGTAACGTTCTTCTAAGAACTGGAGAGAGCAAGTGATTGAGATTGAATTTTCTAAACCTGTAAGTGTGATGAATAGCGATATTCTGAGCTATTTAGAAGTGGCGTTAATTGACGGCTTATATGAGCCGCCAATACCGCTTGATACTTTGGCTAAGGCCTTGCGCGTGAACCCCATGCATGCCAGCGCAATAGAATTCAAACGTAATACGCTGATTTTAGCTATTGCGCTGAGTGGGTTGTTATCTCGCCAAGATGCCAAGCGCTTTATTCAAGACTATTTAACGTTTGGTAATGGCTACCTGCAAGTTATACGCAGTTTCCGCGGGCTAGGTGAGCCTGTTAAGTTGAAGCACTTGCCCGCACTTTATATGCGCAGGCGTGAAGACTTAGGCTGGACATACAAACCACGCGCTTACGATGACGAAGGGCGCATTGACTATAAACAAGGGCAAGTATTCCATTTGGGTGATTATGATATTGCTCAAGAGCTTTACGGTTTACCAAGCCATGTGAGCGGCCTTACCTCTATCTGGCTAAATGAAGATGCAACTTTGTTTCGTCGTCAGTACTTCCGCAATGGTAATCATGCTGGTTACTTGCTGTACATGAATGAGCCAACAATGACCTCAAAGCAGGAAGAAGAGATCAAGAAACAGCTTCAGGCACAAGAAGGCATGGCATTCAAAAACCTGTTTGTTAATGCGAAAGGTAAAGATACCAAAGCACCGGAATTAAAAGCGATAGGGCAGGTTGAAGCGAAAGATGCGTTTAAGGATGTGAAGAACCAGACCATGACGGATGTATTGGCCCTTCATCGTGTCCCTATCGAGTTAATGAGTGTTCGCCGCGAGAGTATTACGTCACTCGATCTCAGTAAGGTTGATTGGTTGTTTCACAAGAATGAGCTTTTGCCGCTGATTGATATGATGCAAGAGTTGAATGAATTTACGGGGCAAGAGGTTATCACCCCGAATGAGTACATGCGTTTGGATGTGGCTTAGTATCGAGTATAGACAGATACGTCTCTACTGCATTGAGGGTTTGAGTTGTGCTTTTATCCATGTTTGTAGCGATAGCAGTTGTTGTGCGTTTTCAGCACAGGTTTGTACGTTAGATACATCCTCCGCTAGGACTTCGGCGTCTCGCTCGTAACTTGTAGCGGTTTTGGGGGCACCATCAGTGACGGTGGAGGGTTGCTGAATACCGATTGCTCGATTATGCGCTCGCACTGATTCGGCGCGGATGTGCATCCAGTCAGGATCATTAACAACGCACTGCTTATCATTGTTCTTTTGAGCATACTTGATCACCTCTTTTTCTATCTCTCGAAACTCAATTCGAATATCAGGCTTTTGGTTAGCGAGTTTTACGGCTAATTGGAAAGCCTCGTCTTGTTTTTGTTCTACTTTGTCCCACAGGGCATTTTGTGCTTTTAGGGCCTTAGCTTCTGTCGTTGTTACGCCGTAGTCATAAGAGAAATACACCACACAGCCAAGAACGGCGACAATGCCAAGGGTTTTGAATAGGGTTAGGTAGTTGGCGAACATTGTGACTCTCCTTGCTTACCATCCGTACAAACAAACGTTTTCTTCTTTCGTTCGGCGTTTGGGAATACCGGCACAGTTGTTTTGTTTTAATCGGCAGTTTTTCCCGTTGACGAACACCCACCTTTGGTACTCGTTACAGGCGCCCAATTGATCGCCTTGGTTGAATTTTTTTAGTAGCGTTGAACGAGAGAAGTTACCCGCGCCTAGGTTATAAACAAAGCTCACCATCATGTCGTATTCGCCTTGTTTTGGCGTTTGGGTGATGTGTTTTTTAACTACTTTCTCTGCGGCGGCTACGCTTTCAACAAAGCTTTCTGCGGCTTGCTGTTCGGTGATATGCGTGTCCTTGGTCACGCCTTTGGTATTGCCTAGACCGACCGTCCAAACATTCGCACTGCATTGGTATGACTTGAGGCGGCAACCTTCTTCATTGGCGATATGGCGCAAACCGTTTTCACTGACGTTTAGCTCTGAGTCGATAGTAAAGACAATGGCAAGAACTGAAGTGACAGAGCACACCACCGCCTGTATTGCTTTGGTTTTTAGGCTCATACTGCACCGTCCTCTTGAGAGTTCAGCTTGTCTAGTTTGGCTTGGTTGAGCTTTGTTGCTACGGAGTAATGGCGAAATGCCATAACGCCAGCCGCAATACCTACCGTAACGGAAATCACTTGTAAGGTATCTATCACACCAAAGCTGATAATGGTTGCACTAATGGAAGTGAGGACTTTCTTTAGGCCAGTCGCATCTAGCAAAGATATGACGAGTGTTTTTGCCTCTGTTTGATTCATTGATTTTTCTCTCGTAACTAGTGATTAGTGCCCCACAAAACCAGTGTATCGGGCTGAGGTTTAAAGGGTACTTATGGCATTTCTAGTGCGGAGATATAGAAGTTTGGGAAGTCAGAAAGAACAAACCCAGCGGCTAGGCTGGGTTTGGTGGTTAGTTGATTGGCGCTTCTGGGTATGGGTTCTCCGCTTTGATTTTGGCTTCTAGCTCGTTGATGCGATTAGAGAGTACTTGTACTTCATCGGTTTTGCCTTGCCGCGCCTTACGTGCAAGCTCACTTTCTAGTGGGTCGGTGAGTTGGGTATAAAGCGTTGAGCGAGTAGCATCCACTTGCGCATAGTCGTGAATGTATTTATTGCTTAGGTTGGTTACCCAAGAGTCATTAATCCATTCATCCCATTGTGTTGATGGTTTTTCTAGTGTGTATTCGTCCGTGACCAAAGACGCATCATCAAACACTTTCGATTCATGGGTTTGCTTATGGTAAGCCGTTACTTCAACGGGCTTTGGCTCAACGAGCCACTTTTGGTTTTGTACATCAAATTTGGCTTGTTCGGTTTTTTCGTCAAACTCTGCCGTGGCAACCCAAGTAGCGAACTGCGGTAAAATATAATCTTCATATCCTGCAATGTTATCGACATTGCTCTTACCTAAATAGACTAATGTTTTAGGGTCATAGTGATACGCAACTTTCATTACATCCAACCTCGGTGTATTTTGATGGAAAGGTTTCCAGTGTATGGGCGGTTTTCTGTCGATGTCGGCACAACCTTAGAAGCATCAAATTCAATAGTTCGGTTAGCTCCCGGATCTGCTCCAATCACGCCCACTTTGGCTGGGCTACTTCCATATTCTTCAAGAGATAAAGCCCCAGTATTAGTTTTAAGTGGCCCATAAACTGAACTTACTCCACCTGTAATGTTCCGAATCGCATCGCCTTGAGTTGAACCATGAGAGACATTTGATGGATTACCACGAATAAAATGACCCAAATGGTGATTTGGCAAAGTAAAGGTTGTGGCACCATCACCATCGCCAAACTTCATTGCGTGAATCATTGGATCGGCGTCTTTTGTTGCCTGATCGATTACCATTCCAGCCGCTACCGCATAGTCCCAAAGTAGTTTATCGGTAATTCTTGATAATTCGCCGCCTTTTAGGTCAATCCAAGCAGGCTTTTCTCCGGATTGATGGAATTCACCTATCATTCCTACCATGTTTGCTAGTGCTGCTTTAATCGGCGCTAGGTGTAGCTCATTCAATTCAGTTTCAGTCACAAACTCACTGTGTTTAAAAATAACTTGTCCAGCTTCACCCGAAATCGCCGCTTTGAGTGTCACCATACCGCCAATGCCTTTCGGCAAAGCGACTTTGGGTGTCGAGCACTCGATCACGGATTGATTGTTGCTATCTAATACATGGATTTGGTGTAGGTATTCATCAAAGTGCTGCTCAATGGGCAGATTCAAGATAAAGGTTAAAACGCCATTGTCATCGTAGTAACTGGTTTCAATGGTGTTTTCGTAGAATGAATACAGTGATTCACTTGGTGCGTCATGGGTTAACGCGCCAATGAGCCGATACTTGGTTACAGTATTTTTCAGCTCACTGTTTAAAATATCTATCCCGTGCTGAGTCGGAATAGCTTGCAGTGTGCTCATTCGGTGTCTCCTATTTCAAGTTGCCAAGTAATGGCAGTGCGGCACAAGATTTGAGTTTCAGCGTCTATTTCTAACTGTGAGCTCAACTCTGGCTTTATTGTTAAGGCGGTGGCCTGTTCAAATTGGGTTTCGGCTTCCAATGGGTAAAGCCAGTGAAACTCGGTGTGAGGTAATCGAACATTTTCAAATGCGTTAATGGCTGCGCCATTGTCATAGCTGAAGAGGTCAATCAAAATCAGATTGGGCCTTTTCACATCGTCATAAACCAAACCATTTGAGCCCATTGTCCCAAGTAGGCTTTGATAATCTCGAATCTTCCAGCCAAACCCTTGCTCTTCAAACTCTGTTAAAAGCGATAATTTAATATCGTCATGGGTTTTCTTAAAGTCTTTCGCTATACCGTTAATGGTATTGGTCAGCTCTGCGTTCTCGGTGTCTTGCCAGTATTCGCCTTGAGGCAGTAACCCACGATAAGCATCAGCAAAATCGCCTTCGCTGTATTCAATGATTAAGTCGGAGGTGTCCATGAGACGGCTCCTAATACATGAATCTGGTTATTGTTTATAGCCACTTCGCCCACAGGCTCTTTGACAATAAAGTTATTGGTCACCGTTGAAATGACTAACACAATTTCAGTGTTGGTGATGGATTCAGGCTTTTTAGTTTCTGGGTTTATCTTGCCCATTTTCCCTTTCACAAAGCTTTCAAGTGCTGTGACGACATCATCACGAATCGCTAGGTCTTCAATGCCTTGAATCTCTATAGCGAGTGGTGCTTTTTCTGGAAGGTGCGCAAACGGATGACAACCCGCGAGTCGGTTAGCTTCAAAGGTCTCTTGAACAAGATTGACCACTTCACTGCTTAGCGTTGGGTCGTTTTCACGGGCGCCAATGTAGACCTCTACCATGCCGCGCTCTGGTGTGTTATCGAGTGCCCAAGCAAAATCTACATCAGAGTGAGCCGACACTGCCCACACTTCGTAGTCTTCTGATTTGCCGATCAGTTCATTCTTCTCAAAGGCCACAATTACTCGCGCTCGCCAGTGCTCTAACTCTTCGATATCTGCACCACCTTCAATACCAAGCGATAAGATATTATTTGGGTCGATACCGCTTAGTCCTTCAGTGAGAGTGAGTTTGGCGCCATTTGGTAAATTACTGGCTGTCCCTGATTCAAGTGCAATGACGTCTACAGGCACATTGCTGTATTGCTCTTTAGTGGTTTCATACTCTTTATCACCGTAGATTAGGTGAGTACCTTTGGCGATCACTACTGTTCCGCCTAGTTCAGTAAACTGCACTGTACCTTTTGCAAAAGTAGGCAGTAGTCGTGGTGTATTGTGGCGATTTGCATGCAGGTATAGCCATGCTTCAGAGCAGGTTTCAGGGTGCAATTGTCTGAAAAGCAAATCTTGATAGCCATATTGCCCATAGCTGACGCCAGCAATAGCAGAGGCTATCGCTTTGGTGGCTGGATTACTTTGCCCTGTTTCTGCCGTTAGGTTGGCTTCAGCACGAGCGATTAAGCTCTCAAGGCTCACTTGTGTACTCATTTATCTACCTTCGATAGTGGAACATCAAATGTTGAGCCATCAGTCAGGGTTATCATGATATTACGGCCCATTTGGTTTGGTTTCTCTCTCCAAACGGTGACTTCAATAGCTTTGGCGTGACCTTGCTGAATTAACCAGGCGAGAGCTTCTTCATAAAAGCGTTTAGCAAGCCTTAAGGTTTCATCGGTTAATTTGGCTCGTTTGAGCGTCCAGTCACGAGAGCCGACAATCTCTATCAGTTCATTACTCCAAGTGCCACCGCGTTCATTGTTGTCCATTCTGGCGCGGTCATTCTTGGTTGACTCAGCGTAGTTGTAGACGCTTTGCAGTACCGCATGAGTCATGCCGTCTTTTTGGCTTATTGGTGCCGTCAAAGCGTTTAATTTAAAGTACTTCAATTGACTGGCTCCTCCGACAATCCGCAATTACATGGGTGTTTATGGGTTTCAACGACAATACCGCCGAACTCACCAGAACCACCCGTGGCTTTGCCCTTAATATCAACATCACCAGCAAATTCAGACAGAGGCGTATCAAATACGATTTTTGTCGGAGCCTTGAGTTTGATTCCTTCCTCGGTGAAGTGAACGAGGTTGCCTTTGTCATCGAGCATGGCGACTTCGCCAGGTTTTAAGTCGATTTGGTAGCGTTCGTCTTCCACATTGACGGTAATACCACGCGCAGTTACACCGCCAATAAACAGGTTGTAAGCCTTGGCTTCGGGTAATGGTCGGCTCATGAATCCGTAGTTGTGGACGCGCTTAATGCGATCATTGGTGCGGCCTGTTGCGGTTCTGATTTGCAGCATGCCAGTGGTTGCGCCAGTCACCGTTCCTGTTCCAATCACATTCTTGATGCGAGCCATTAATCGCTGTTGTTGCTGGCGTTGAGCACTAGACATGGCTTTGCTCCTTAAACGGCCTAACCAACTCAACGGAAGTACTCGCGGAGCTTTCGGACACCGATAGGCCAAGAGACTTAATCACCAGCATTTCACTAAAACTCTGCTCTTTGTCGATTACTCGAATCACTCGGTTTAATCCATCAATCGCAAGCTGAGGAAAGATATCGGCGACAGACGTGGAAGCGGTTAGGCTTTCCGCTATGGCTAAGTTGTGTTCATATTTGGCGCGAGATAAACACGCTGCACTGCTTTGCAGTTGGTCACAGGTGATCACCATCGTGCGCGAGCTATCAATGTTTGGGTTGGTGACTTGGGCGCTGGCATCATCCCACTGGCCCTGCACATCAATAGTATGAAACTGCTTATTGAAGGTGCGTTTTATCTTTAAGCTGTCTATGTTGTTGCCTATTTCAAGGCCAACATTGTTAATCGTTCCGTGCGCCGTGTTCTCTATAGTCAGCACGCCATTTCGCTCGATGAGCATGTAGCCTTGCTCACGGATGAGCTGAGCCACATTTTCAACCGGAGACTCAGCGTTAATCTGAAACTCTTCAATCTTCGGCATGCCTTTAACGAGGCTCTTTACCCCTAAACCAAATGGTTTTGCCAGCTTTCTTAGCAACTCTTCAACATTGAGGTTATAAATCGCATCCATTGTGATGCGCGAGTCAATCATGTTCGCGCTCTCGGAACGTCCTACTATTGGCATAGTTAAAGAGCTTGCGCCTGTCTCGCTTTCTGCTTCATCTATCTGACCGATTAAGATGGATTGGTCATTAAGGAAGAACTCAACCGACAACGGGCGATCAATGTTCATCGGTTCAATCGAGCAGTTAAAGGTGTGGGCCAATTGCTCTGTTGAGTAGTTCAAGTTGGCTTGGTAAAAAGTGTGCGGATTCCCGTCAATGTGCATCGTGAGTTGATTCATCGTGCATCCCTCATTGCGATATCACCACGGATAAACAAAGGGTGCTGAAGTGCATTCATTTTGGTAATGACGTTCTCATTGGTGTACTCGTCATGGGCAATACTCAGCGCTGACTTAAAGTGAGGTGATTGCACGGTTCTGTGTGCTTTGGTTCCTTCTGTCACTTTATCGTGCTGAGTCTGCACATTGCTTTTTAGTAACGTGAGTGCGTCATAGAGCTCTATGCTTTCTTGCGTAGAGACTTGAGTCGTTTCCTTGATGCGGTCATCAACGTTGACAATGAGAGTTGAGAGATCACTTTGAATAATCTCTGGTTGCTTTTGGGCTAGGGTGATCTCAAAGCTGTCATTTGCTTCTAGGTCAGTCACGTCTTTACTCATCTTCACCGCGCCCGTGACCATCTGCACGTTGTGGTGTTTCGTTGGGCTATCGGTTTTTACTTCGCCAAGCATCAAAGCTTGAGCACTGCGTGAGTTATCGACGGCTTCACTCTCGGAAGCAGGCTCTGATTGAACACCTTCAGACACCGTATCGACAGCACTAGAAAAAAGATCAGCGAACTCAGTGGGGTTAGTGCTCAAGCTGCTCACGGCAGAGAAAGCTTCATTTATCGCTAGGTTAATATCTTGTAGTGAATCATCGGCTAGGTTCAGGCGGTTAGTAATATCAACCAGCACATTGAGCGCATTGGTTGCATTGCTTTGGATTTCGTTGATTTGAGAAACATCCAGCCCTTTAACCTCTTCAGTAAATGATTTGTTAGAGAGGCTTTCTACTAGGTTAGCCTGTGCTTTAGTACGAGCTGTTGTCGGGGCAGTGATTGAAGGTGAAGTACCAGAGCGCACGAACTTAAGGCTTAATGTCACTAAACCTTTCTTCGTACTGAAGCTTAGCGAGTGGTCTTCAAAGACTAGCGGTAGCTCACCTAGCCAAGGGTGCTCAAGTTCCCCTTGTGGATTTGCTTCAAGGTTATCAATGAGTGCGTTCGCGTCAGCTAGCGAACTTGTACCCACGAACACAACTTCAAAGGTGAAGGCTCGGGCTTTGGTGCCCATGATTTTTATGTGTGGTAGGTCAGCGTATGGGATTTCACTCACTTGCAGACGCTTACCACCATCAAAGGAGGTAGACAGGATATTGAGCTTCAGCCCATTCCATCTCGCGTGCTCGTGTTGTCGTTCCCACATTAGAAAACCTACCCATTGATGAACAAAAAACAGAAATTGGTAAAGTGCTGGAAATTAGAGGGCGAAATAGGGGCTTTAGGCTTCGCTCGGACTCACCCCTCCCTCCACACCGAAATTCCACACTGCAATTTTGCGATCCTTAAAGTGATCGTGCTTTGGTAGGCTTTAGTACAACACAGCCCCCAGTGTATCTACACTGAGGGCTGTTTTAGATTGGGAATATAGAGATCGTTGAAGATCGTTTTCGTGCGCTTTAACTTAATAAATGAGTTGTAGATAAAATTAACTATAACTCAGGTACTTGAACGTTAAGATAATGTTTTAGTGCTGCCCCGTAGAATCGCCCTAGCGTATAATAAGCGTAGTATTGAACTGGGCTGAAGTTGACATCAACAGTGGATATATGAGGGAACTCACCTATTTTATCTGTCCCACTCAATATTTCGAGAGTTGCTTTTGAATAACTATCAAAAGTAGGGTGCTGATTGGCGTAATCTGAATACGCGTCGAGAGCACGAAGCTTAATGTAGAATATGTTCGCTACTATTCCATCTTCGTTTTCTATTTTCGCTTCAAGTATTGGAGAAAGCTCCCAGTCCTTAGCCTCTCTATATTCATCTAAACCTCTACCATCAAATGCGATCGTAAGGCATTGCTCTGTACCATTATAAATACATTCGTTCAGTTCGTTGATTGGTTTGCCATCATGATAGAAAACGATTCGGGTATCGCCTTTGATATGCTTAGCTAACTTCCCTCTATTATCGTTATTGAGGTACTTTTCACTTTCATAACTCAGGTGTTTGGCTAGTCTTCTTAAACCTTCAATAGTTCCATTTGGATCAGCTTCCGCATCCGAAATAATGATGTTCTTAAAGCCTCTTTTTATTAGTGAGTAAGCTCCTAAATTATCAGAGTGGCCTCCGTCGGATAAGTAAGCTGGTTCACTGAAGTCTTTAGGGTTTAGTGAGTAGTCACCTAACTCAATACCATACCAACTAAGAGCCGTTAGTCCTACTGTACCGCCAAAGCCTGTGTATGGTGTGACATCAACAGCAGCTCCAGATAGGGCCACATAATCTGAAACAGTTCGCAAGCAGCCGCCATCTTCTGCCATCCCATTGCACTTCATTGCACTTGCTTCGGTGGTTGTCATGTAACCTGTAGTACCTGAACCAATAGCAAACGGACTAACCTCGTAAATACTGTTATATAGTGGCTCTGTCACAAATGGGTCTTTATATAGTCGAGTAAACCTAAAATCATTATATGGGGCGACAGTAGTATTTATAATCCAAACTGGAGGGTTATCTGCCTTATTCGTGTCGTAAAGTTTTTTAATTTCTGGGAGGTAAAGGTTATCCGCATGTTTTTTATGACCACTCCAAGAGCGATTAGCATTAGTGTCCCCAACGAACGAACCTTTCATTACTCCTGTATGATTGTTAGGTGTAGGAACTAAACCATAAGTCCGCTCAAGACCTCGTCTATAGTAGTCTCTGGCTGGGGCGCTGTTGTTATCTGTGCCAAATAGTTCGAGGACATTACTTATTGGAGCTTCTATAATTGTTCGTAGGCCAATAGGAACGAAATGTCCCCAATGCCAGTCATCTTCAGCCCCTGCTTTCATTGTGTGCTCTTTGAGAATCAAAGAGTTGTTAAATAAGTGCCTTTGAAATCGATAACTACGATCTTTGGCCGCATCAGCATCTTTACAGGATATGTCTTGCTCTAGAAGCTCTTCGTTCACCGAAAAACAAAGTTTAAATAGATCGTCAACTGTATAATCAGTCTTATAAATAGGATTTTGGTAATGCAATTTGGAGAAGTACCAATAAGAAGCATAAGTTCCTCCAGATACACTGGAAATCGAGTCGAGTTTGTTAAGTTCTCCAATTTCCTGCAAGCCAGCTAGAACTCCAATATTGAAGGAAGCTGAACGAGTTCCTCCTCCTGATAAAGCTAGTCCCGTAGGAGCTGGTTTGTTTTTGTAGAATTGCTGTTCAGTCTCATGAATTTGGTCAAAAGAAGTTGCAACGTTTTCTTGTACGCTTGTACAAGCAGAAAGAAAGAGAGCGATGATAATGGTTGAGGTCATTCTAATGTTATACATTCACTTGCTCCATTATTAGTGAAGATAACATACTAGTATGGAATGGATGGCTTATAAGAATAACTGGTCACATATTTACAACAAAGTATGGGTTGCTTTATATACAGATGGAGCACTTTCAGACTTCAAATATATCCATCTGGTTCACATCGCCCTTACACAACTCTGGCTGTAGCTCTGGGCAGGGCGGTTCGCCCACTGAATCAACAATGCCTTCAACTGATGTGAGCGTATGGAAACGAACGCCGCAATTGAAGTTCAAACATTGCCAGTAGGCTTTTCTCGTCTCGTTACTCATTTCTTGAGAGGTGACGATTCGGGTTTTGCATCCGCACTTAGGGCATGGCATCAACATTTAATATCTCCTGTCTCTGAATGAAATCGCTCAATACCCACCCCTAAGTAATGAACTTGGTAACAAATCACTAATCTCGAATACGATCATACCTACTGCTTTTGCGTGGTATAGGTAATGAGTCGGTTTCTATTGGCTTGCTGTAGTCATCGGGAGAGTGTTCCCGGTTAATGAACTCCTCCCATTCTGGATCGGAGCGGTTTAGCTCTTGTTCTAGGAAGAAGTTATTGAGTATTTTTTGGCTTCTTGGTGGAATTCTATAGTTATTGCCACTGGACCAAGGGCAGTCGCTCCCGCTCCTTTCAGAAGCCTCCGACGAGTCGGAGACTTTCTTAACCAGTTTCCACTCTGTCTCACGAGTAAATACCACAAGTCCCGATCCCTCAAGTCCATCGGTCACTTCGACAATCTCACCATATTTGTTTTCACGCTCTTTCTTAAGAATCTTAATAGGGCGCATAGAAGCACTCAGGCGGTGACCGCCCATGTAATCCATATAGGCAGAGAAAAAACCGTAATCAGCAGCGCGTCTTGCTTTCTCGAATAGACAGAATTCTTGGGCTTCATCAATGCGTCGAAGCTCTCGCCAAATGGTCACTGGGGGAGTGCGTTGAAATTGGAATTGGCGAAAACAGAAAGTACGAGACCAGGCTGTTACGTTTTTAACCGTATCTTGTAGCTTTGCCCGTTTATTATCAGAGTCGGTCAAATCCTCTAATGCATGGCCATCAACGTTTTTAGAAATGTACTTAGCAAGGTAAGCAACGGCGCCGCCTGAACCTTCCGTAATAAACTTCGCATCAAAACGAGCTTTCATCGCTTTGGTCTTCGCTGTGCCGTCTTCAAAGTATAGGTCTTTAGTCTCACGGAATTGATAGTCTTGTAGGCCACCGATAAACGCTTTTGCTTGCTCAAGAGGCATGAAGAAAACGCCGTGCCAGTGCGGTGTTCCATCTTGATGAGGCTCAACCACTCGCATTCCATAGTAGGTTAAATCGCGGTAATCAGCCCAAGCACGGAATAACTCCCAACCCTTACTTAACCATGCATGAGCATCCTTTGGTGTGCTGCCATCAAAGTTATGATTTTCAATCCAGTATTTGCCGTGCTTCTTTAAACGGTGAAAGCGGCTAGGGGAAGTCATGGTCACGAACACAGCAATGTGATGATTGCTTTCTGCATACTCTTGGCAACCTGCAATGCGCGTCATTAACTCATGACGGCGATTAGCAGGGTTACTTTGCGACGAATCGATCACCGTTTGCAGATCAACGGTGTCCCCATTGCAAGATTCGATAGCCATTAGCTCAATCCATTCACGCTGCCTGTCTTGGCGTACAGTGAGCCATTCACAGGCAGAAATAGAAGCGTAAGGCGAAGTGTGGGGCGAGACCATACCAGCAGCACGACGCGCATTTTCAAACACCGCAACGGTGATACGGCCAAGCGCTTTACGCCAGAAACCGTCATCCATTAAACGAATGACGGCCGAAAACGCGTCATCCTCATCTTTTACATAAGTGAACTTAGGTAGCCACAGAGAAGCACCCACAAACTCATTAATCAGTGAAAGAGTTTCAATGGGTGACATGCCTTTTTGCGCAGCAAGTCGAACGTGATTACCGCAACGACCTGCCAATTCAATGGCTAACTTAGCTCGCTTAATTTCATTATCTACTTTCCACCAAGGCTCAGGCAGAACAGAAAACGCCGCCGCAACCGCACCACTGCGCTTTTCAATGAAGTTAATGGCCTTTTTGAAGCCATGTTTACGCAGGCGGCTGGCGGCAGCTTTATCAATATAGTTGCGAATATCAAACGGCAGTTTTAGCTTATTTGCGGTGGTCGATGCGAACTCAAAGACAAGCTCTTTGGGTGTTTGCTTGCCATCGTGAACCCATTCACCATTCACAAATTCCAGTTGTGATGAGCCTTTCTTCTTATCCAGAAACGTCATCAGCTCCTTATGGATATGACTAGGGAGCCGATTTATCGGATTATTAAGGTTGATTTTATGCTGTTTCATGGTCTTCTCTAGAGCGTTGAACCACTCTGTTAGGAAGCGATAGAGCCTTGACCTTGAGCTTTTCTTTCCATATTCCTTTTCGTCTTTCTCGCTCTGTTTGGCCTCCATTTCTCATTTCTTCAAACTCGGCCTTAACCTTTTTTAGCAACTCTAGGCCTCGCGCTTTATCCGCTTGGTTTAAAGAGTGGTGCGGTAAATCAGGGCAGGGTTTATGGCTTGGGTCAGAGTAAGTTTGCATAGTCATAGTAAACCTCACATTGCAGAGCTAACGTTGAAAGTTAAAATATCGTTTGAGCCGAGAAACATAAGCACCTCGTCCAAAGAAGGAAAAAGCTGGAGGTTTCGGCCATGAGAGACCAAATAAACCGCCTCGTCATGTTGTTGGCTAAACACCGAAACAGCCCAACCTAAGAAATTGTTCTGTGCATCAGTCTTAATGAACGCACAGGGTGGGTGATTGACAACACAATCAATCTTGCTAGCAATGGCGCAGAACTCATCTGCACACACGCCAGTTTCACCAGGGAAGAGTTGAATGCCTTGCTTTAGTTGGGTAACAGTCATACCGCTGCTAGCTCCTGTGCATCAACAACCATGTAACCGCCAGCGCCTTCACCTTGGCTCAAAACGCCACGTAGTAAGTGATTGCATTCCAGTTGAGCGCAAGCTTGTTTGACGGCATCTTCAAAGCTTTCACAGTCACCTAGCTTGGTGACTTCTGGCTCAAATGTTTTGGTGTGGCGCTTCATAGCACCATCACCAAATAATCGAAGGGCAAAATATTCCATCAGACAGCCTCCAAAGTTGGGTGACCATGAAGAGGTTCACAGTCGCGCCACCACATTTGCATGGTGGCTTTTTGGCTAGTGTCTCGAACGCAGGCGGACACAAAGAAAAGGGCACGGATAGCGCCAAGCGCTTGGTTATGCATTACTGGATCAGTGGACTGGTTAAACACCACAACCCAATATATCCACCAAGCTGTGATGAAGTCAGAAAGACATAAGCCTTGTTCTGTGCCATTCACGTTAACCAACATTGCACGAGTTGAATCAAGCTCTAGCATGTTGCCCTGGCTAGATTCCACGACATTAAAAATGCGCACAAACTGCTCAATCTTCCGAGTAGTAAAGCCTTCATTGCGCAGGCCAAACTCAAGGTCCGTTTGGTAAACGGTGATGATGCTCATACTTCCACCTCAATAACTTGTGGTCCCATACCCACTACAAGCGCCCCTTCATCATCAAATAGAAATAATTGACCTTTGTATAAAACCCCTTCTTCCGTAAAAAACTGGTCGGCTAGAGCGTCGCTTTTACTCGCTTGGTCGTGTAGCAGATTTGCTGCACCTTCAAGCTGCTTTTTGTATTCATGTCTGGCAGCACTCGCTTCTTGCTCTAGTTTTTCTTTCGTTGCTTTACTCTCTACAACGCCATCGAGCATTTGCAGAACCTCTTTTGAGATGGATTGCTTTTTCATGCCGAACCTCCGATCACTTCTAAACAGTACTGCTCGAACTGATACAGACCTTCATCGTCCCAACGGCCTAAATCACGAAGCGCTAACATCTCAATGAACAAGTGACGGTTGTACATATCAAGTTCAGACCAATGATGAAGCTGAGAGGCACGCTTCGCAGAGCCAGAGCGATACCAGCTAACGAACGAATGACCGAAGAACAGACGAGCGCGTTCACCCTTCATGGATTCCTTGATATCGGCTAACACTTCGCTTTGAGGTCGATGCGTTGCAATAGGCGGAAGCTTCTTAGCGATAGCATCTAATTGGATCAACATCTCTTGTTGCTGTTCCATACGGCTTCGCACAAAGCGATTATTGATTTGTTCTATAGATTGATTGAGTAAGAAGTTTTCTAGATTTTCCATAACTACACCCCTGTAGAAAGTTAAGAAAGAACCGGTAAAGCTGCCCCGCTAGCAAGTAAATCAACGCCCACGCTAAAGAACGAGTGCGTGCTACCAGTGCGGCTTTCTATGTCATTGATAAGAAGCATCAAGCTGCTAATGCCTGCCTGAGCTGTCCCGATAATTGAATTTCGAGTAGAGCGGGGAAGAGTTCTATTGCCAGCGTTATCAAGTGCCAGTTGCGAAATCTCCCCAGCTAAAATGGAATTGTTCAGAGCACGTTTAATGAAGCTTTCTGTTTCGCTACCTGAGGGAATGTGTGCGGTAACGAGCTCAAGCTTGCGTAGCACAACTTCTAAAATCACGTAATCATTCGAGGCTTTAGAAATTGCCATCATCTCTGGTAATGAAAGAACGTGAGGTTGTTCAGTATTAAGCTTATTACGTAGCATGTTTGGTCGAATGCCACAGACTTTAGCCACAGCCGTTAGATCGTGACGTGCACGAAACAGTGCGCACGCTTCCCAATACTCTTCCTGTGCGTCGTGCAAAAAGGCGCACATTGTTTGATTTTCGTCCATGATTGATACTCACCTTAAGGGTTTGGTTCAGTGTTTGTTCCCACAGCCGAGCTTGCTTAAGTAGCTCGCTAATTCGGCATCAATGACGTCTTTTTTGATGCCGTTCTTAAGCTGCGCTGCAATGTATTTGGTTAAGTAAGCGGCTTGATTGTGCATAGTGATGTCTCCGGTTAAGTGGCGTAGTGCCGACAGTGTTGATAGATAGAGTTAGCCAAGTTGTTCCATCGCTTCACGGGCGGCGAGTTCATGCATGGCCACCATATTGATCAGCGTCTTTTCTCGTGGAAGTGTTTTTGGCTTGATGAGGATTCGACCTTGAGAAATGTATTGCCTTACTGTTCCGTCGGCCAAACCCGAAAGAGCGCAGTAGTGCTCAACCGTGACATAAGGGCAGGCAATGGTGGTCATCAGTGGCTGGCTCATAGCGGTGCCTCTTGAGTGGGAGTTGAAAGCAGATCTAATAAACGTAAACGGGTGGTTTCACGCTCATCGGCTTGCATTGGCGTTTTAGAAACAAACTCTTTCAATGCACTCTGGCGACGCAAATCAATAAGATCAGCTAGGTCATCTACGTGCACCATGAACGGGCTGCGTTTGTTGTCGTCCATACGGAAAACAGGAATAGGTAATGAATGGCTGTTAGCTTTGCCCTTCGCCGTATCTTCATTGATATGGAAGAACTCTTCACAAACATCACTTAAAGCCAACAAAGGTGTGCCAAAACGAGCGTGGAGTGCGTATTTCGTATTCATAATCAGTGCCCTACATCACTACACGCCTAGACGTGTATGTGCTACATTGGTAAATCGGCGTCTATCGCCGTCTATCTGACAAACAGTGATACAAACCATTCTGTTTGTTTGTGTTTATGTAGAAGCTATACCGCATACAGGTCTCTGTCAAACTGTTTGTCGGTGTTTATCGGTGTTTGTATGAAAGAGTGGTTTTTGAGTGCGGACTTAGTTGGTTTAGATGGAATGCCAAACTCTGTAACTGGAGTGTCTCAAAAAGCTAGACGAAACAAATGGTTATCAAGGCCGTCCAACACATCATCTAAGGTGTTTGAGTTTCATATATCCAATTTCCACCCAGATCTTGTTCTGGAATTACGTGAAAAATTTGGCGATGACTCCATTCCTGAAAATGTGACGGAAATCTCAAACGTTAAATCGGTCAGAACCGTATCTGCAATGGATGATATGTGTGCTGTGCCTGTTTATAACGTTTATGCTTCGTGCGGCTTTGGCGCTCAGAACGGCGCTGAATATCAACTAAGAACCGAGTTTTTACCTTGCCTGTGGCTGAAGCGTTTTGGCCTAACGGAAGAGTCAGCACGCATCATTATTTGTCACGGTGACTCAATGGAAGACACATTGAGTGACGGTGATGAAGTGTTAGTAGATATCCGAGAACTCGACCACCCAGTAAAACACGGGGTGTATGTGGTTCGAATCGGTAAACACGTTTATATAAAGCGTTTGAAATACGACATAATGGCTGAAGGTTATGAAGTCATTTCAGACAACAAAGCAGAATATGATCCCTTCATTGTGAACGAAGAAAAACTAGAAGACTTCGCGGTGATAGGAAAAGTGGTCACCACCGTCATGAAGGCGGTGATATAGAAGAATAAAGGCATCCTACGGGGTGCCTTTTTATTTATTGATAAAACTAATACTTGGGTTTTCCTTACTTTATCAAGGAAAAAAACATTAACGAACAATAGACATAGAGAGCAAACTTAATGAGTGAAACTGCTCAAATTGCCAAAATGGCAGAGGTGGTATCCAAAGAGCTTTTTGGTGCTTTTAAGTGGAAACAAAAGGTTTCTCAAGATCACAGTTGGGACTGTGTTGCTTCAGATGAACATGGTGGAAAAGACTCGCACCCATCAGATTGCGTAATGTACTACCGCGACCCGTATGATCGTCAGATGAAGTATGTTAATACAGACTTAAAAAGTTACGCAAAAACCTCAATAAATAAGGTGCAGATTCGCAAAGCAATGCATTCACTGACATATGCGACAAACTGTGCTCAATATAATGAGAACTGGTCTAGACTCTTTAAGCCTGAAGATTCCTTTGAAGTTAAGGGGATGCTTTTTGTTTATAACCACTGTGATAGTTACAATGGGAACTTCGATGATATCTTAAAAGACATTAATGAGTCCGATAAGGACAGACCCAAAGTAAACCATTTGGATGGTTACTCACAGGTATACGTGATGAGTCCTTATAAGATTACTGAGCTAGTGAGTATTGCAAAAGATCTAAAGCTTATGAATGCTGATGGTTTACTGCCTAAAAGCGATAAGTATTGCTTTTTTCACCCAAGTGAAGTTTTAAATAAGAACCACTTTTCTAATAAAGATTACTCAGAACCTGCAACGCTAGAGGTACTTTTTTCTTCTTGGATTATTGTGAAGCATGATGCTGCTGAGCATCGAGAAGCTGGCTACGTAATTTACTACATGGAAGATGGAGAGACGGTTGAAGAGTTTACCTACCTTTTAGATGCGCTTTCCTATTATCAAATTTTAAATGACAAGGGCTCTGTTGATATTCGCTTAGTAAAGAAAAATAAATATGGTTCACTAAATCTTCAAGAGGCTATTAATCAATACTTTGGGAGTATCGGTTATAGCAATAAACAAATTGAAGAGCTAAAAAAAGAGATATGTGTTCAAACTATCGGTAGGTTCACACATCAATTTTCTGACATTGAATTAGGGCTGATGGACTAATGACTGAAGAACATAAAAGTGTCGGCAATAGACTGTACTTCATGAATGACAAGAATATTCGTGATGGCCTTACTGCACAGCGAGTTAAATCTGAGCACTTGATTACTTTTCTGGCAAAAAAAGGTATTTATGTAGCTCAAGATAGCTCTAAGTTGAGATTAATAGATATGGTGCAAACAATGCGATTTGATCATGCAGATTATCTCTATATATCTTCTTTATTGGAAAACCCTGATCGTCGAGACAACCAATCTACAACTGAGTTACCAGCAGATTTCAATGTTGGGAAGGTTAATACTGCGTTGACTGCTGTAACAACTAAACTTCAAAGTAAAGAAGTTGGAATAAAGGTCAAAGCATCTGGAAAAAAAGTTATGGTAGAAGCAAGTTATGTTGATACCGACTTTTCAAAAGCCCCTATGAGGCAGCGGACACCAAAAACAGCCTTGATTGAAATTGATGTATCTGGCTCTAAGGATACCAGTATTCGCTTTCCGGCAAACGAAATGGGTAAAGAACTGCGTGATCTCATTGTGTCTGAAATGAATAAGCAGCTGACTCAGTCGGTTAAACCCATCGAGATTGACTTTGAACACCATCCTCATGAACTGCGAACCAAGTTTTTTACTAAACTCCTAAGTCTTGATGATTATCAGATATTTGATGTGATTAATGTAAATGTGCGTAATGCTCGAGGGGACAATGAAGAGAATGATGTAGCTAGCCAACTGAGACATGTAGCTCTATCTGGTAAAAATTTACTTACTTCAAATATTTACCAAAGCTTAGCCCAAAATAAATACAACATCTATAGAATGTCTTGGAAGGTGCGTAAAGCTGTTACTATTAAAGTAGATCCAAAAGATGCGAGTAAGGACGTTTTCAGTTTTGATATGTCTGATTGTTTTACTATAGAAGCTAAGTTTGATGACAAAGAGAGATCTAAAGGTTTCAATTACAAGGTGAAAGCTGTTCATCGTTACAATAAGTCAAAGGGTGTACTTAATGTTACGACAGGGCAACTTAACAATCATGAAGTTGATGAGTTATCAAAACTTTTGGTTAAATCAGCTACAGCTGCGTTTGTCGAATTGACATCTGATAAAGGTGAGGAATAAAGGTATGAGTCGTATCTCGCTATTTGAGTTTAAGGTAGAACAGAGTATTCGTGAGATTGCTAATTCCCTTCTTAAAAAGAGATATGCCCCAAGCATGAAGTCAGGCTTTATGTTAGTTAAAGCGGACAATGAGTCTATTATTGCTAAGCATATTACAGAGGTTATTTCTGAGCGAACCATAACAAGTCCATTTGGTGACACAGAGGTAAGTTTGGTGAAAGACTACCTTGTTAATGAAATTGAAGTCAGAAGCGGGCTAATAAAAGTAATTGACCCGACTAAAAGTTTGTCTCAATTTAAGCAAGACCTTTCTTCTGCGCTGAATTACCTTTGCTCGATATCTCCACTTAATGTTGACTTGAAAAAGTTTGTGGGCGTCATTCATGAAAATGATGGTATCACTGTTACCGCTATCGAAATTATGTCTCAGGAGTTGATGACAGATACAACAGCTAGAATGTCTATTGCAAGTAGTAATTGTTTGATGAGTAGGGTTTCAGAATATTTAGAGGGTAAATCTTATACTATCAAAAAGCTAAAAATTGACATCCATGGAGTAGGAACAGCTGAGTTAAACAGCAAAGGGAATATTAAATTAGATGATAAACCTGATCAGAAGCATCTATATAATGTCCTCAGAGACAATATTTTGTCAGAATAATATAACTCTTAGCTAAAAAGCCGCTTATATAGCGGCTTTTTTATGGAGTAATTGTACTAATGTAATCACTAGGGTCAGGTCACTGCTTCTTGTCACGCTAAAGCTAAACGGCTCCTTTTTTGTGCTTGCTCACCTTCCTTCAAACTTTAACCATTCTAAGCCGTGCGTCGCAATCATATTGAGACTTACTACTTGGACAAAAACCTAGATCAGACATACATGCCTTAATAGCAGCTATCGATAACAATTTACTCATTTAAATCACTCTTAAACAGTTTGTTAGGCTTCAGTTTATCACCACAATTTTGTGGCGAACGCCTAAGGTTTTTGCACGATGTTTTAATTCTTCGGGTAGCTCTCTTTCCGTAACGAGTATGGACTCAACATTAACCAAGTATGGTGCATGCTCTGCTTTCTTAACTTCACGGTATTTGACACATTGATAAATACCTCGCTGAAGATCATCATCTGAAGATTTTATAGACTTAACTTCAACCATTTTGAAGTCCGTGCCAGAAGCAAATGTCACGTCAACGATATCTCCCGATAAAAGTGATGCTTCTTCATCACCAACTCCGAATCGAGCACCAAGTCCAATAGATTTAGGGTTGTTAGCAATATAATGCTTTAGACTTTTATGCTCATCACTCTCGCCACCAGAGCCATACTGATGATCGTCGAATTTGGTTGGTGTATCAATTAACTGAACTTCATTCCCAAATAGGCTTTCACTTATTTCATTCCAATGTGGGTAGTTAAAAACAAGTTCTCTTTCATGTTCAACGACTGCTATTTGCTCGTCCTTAGGCAAAGAATCAAAGTTTTTATACTTTCGTTTTCTGTATCGATCATACAGATAACCGGAAACCCCTGCTCCAGGGATACCGTTGCCTCTCGTAATCAGTACATTAATTAAGGGAGCATTCTCATCTAGCTCTAAAATTTGATGCATCAAAGAGCCTGCAACATGACCAATTTGTGTTGGGAAAATCGTATCTACAGCCCATTGCTTTTCAAGCTCGCGCTTAATTGAGCCATAAGTAACAAATGGCTCTCCGCTTTCCAGAGCGTTTAACAGCAAAGCCATTGCGTATTGAGGACCATCATCTCGTAACTGTTCTACTGTATAGCTAACCATTTGTAATACCTAACTTATTATTGAAGCCTAACGCCAAGCGTTGCGAATAACTCTTAAATGCTTGTTAGGTCATTTCTTGAGGCTTGGTAAATTCAGAAGCCCAAAGCTGCTGAGCCCAATCAAGTTGCCCTTTCCCTAACTCAGGACAAACCTCTAAAGCTTGCTGCAATTCGTCTAACTTGTGCTCTAGTTCAGGTTGGCTTACGTTATTTGTAATTATTTTACCCAGAGTCCAACTAAGCAAGATATGAATCAACGTGATTCTGGTAGCTTTATTTGAATCGTAAGTATCAAAACCGAACTTCATATTCAGAGTAATGCTGCCACAGTCTTCCAATGTTGCATTATCGATCACTTCAAGTTGCCATCCTTGCAATTCTCGAGAGTAGTGGGCATATGGTTGTATTGAAGAACAGAACTCTCCAAAATATTCTCCCCAGCCTTGTGACCACAAGGATTTACTATAATGTTGCCAAACATTCTGACTTAATCTTTTTCTGATTGCTCCAGAACTTTTTGATCCTTGGACCCATGCCGTAACTAATTCTGACGAAAGGCTTCGATCTTTTAAGAAGCCGCATTCAATTAAAGTTAACGCTTCGACACTTTGACGAGTTAAGCTTAACGCTATTGCATGTTTGCCCTCTCGATTTGCGTCTGCGCTTGCCATTAAGCATTGAACGTAATGAAGAATTGAACATTGGACCGAAGTTTTACTGTCCAATGACAAGTCTGATAATTGATCTGCCAGTTGCATAGCTACACCAGACACCTCGCCAATTAACTGACTACCAACTTCAAACCATTTTGGTTTATTACTCAAATTTTTCTCCCTGACCTAACGCCGCGTTAAGTGGTGAGCAACGCTACCACCAAACCTAAATCATTGTTCCGTAAACACTTAAGCTGAAGCAAACCGAAAATGCCAAGCGTTGGGAATCCGTCTTAAACGCTTTGTTAAATTTCAGTTGCGTCGATCTGAGCCTTAAACGAATATTGAGGAAAATCTAACATCATGCCTCTTTCGATAGAGTATTTATCAAATATATATTGCTTTACAGCTTCCTCATTACTTCGAGGAATGTCGCAGTCAGCGACCATGACATTCTCTTTAGTTTCGAGATCGACAAGGTCAAATATTCCGATTTTTCCAACGAACTTAGATAGAAAAGAAGAAGCTTTAAACTCTGTGTAGTTTGGTGATTTATCGTTAACAAGCAAAACAACGTTTCTATTTGTGATGAGAAAAACACCATCTATGATATTTCTATGCTTAAAGAACTCGCTATGATAAGCGTAGTAACAGCTTGATGCTTCACTGGACTGAGATTCAAAGTCAATGATGTACTTTCTACCATAAAGCGTTGAAATTATTTGCTCAGCTTGTGTACCTTGCGCTACACCATTTGCAACAATAAAAAGTAAGCAGAAATCACTCTTTGTATTTTCTTTCTGCGCTTTCAATTGCTTTATTCCCTTATCTATAACTCCTGAGATACGGTTACGATAACCTGTAGTCCCAACGTGCTCAAATACGCCACCTTCAGCTAACTCTTTTTGTTCACGCTGATGTAATGCTTCATCGTCTGATTTTTCCTTCAGTTCGATCAAAACGACTTCTTCCTGTTCAATCAGAAAATCAGGTGTTTTTTCGTCAGACTCAGCAATTTTTCGAGCTTCTACAGAGAACTTTTTGAAGTATTCAATGACTTCATTTTCTAAGTTTTTCATCTATGTCCTTTATGAAATTTAACGCTTTATAGGCGCAATTTTTCCGTATTTGCATTTCACTTATGTTGCGGTCATTCATTATGAAACTCAACTAATATCAATCCTTTGTGTGAATCGAAAGCGAATTTCATGAGAAAGCTACGAAAAATTTCCGTATTACACCTCAGACACTTGAATTAGATTACTTTGGTCCGATTTGGATCATTTTAGGGAGTCAGTTCGGTGGCTCCATTGTGCATTTAAGATCACTTAGTACATTGAAAAAACGGACCTAAAAATATACTGTTTACTTATACAGTATTTGTGGGGTGTTTTCTTTGTCTATTCGTAACCTAAAAGATGGCTCTAAAAAGCCATGGATATGTGAATGCTACCCGCAAGGGCGGGGCGGAAAGCGTGTTCGTAAGAAGTTCGCCACCAAGGGTGAGGCTAAGGCGTTTGAACTGTTCACCATGAAAGAGGTGGACGATAAACCATGGTTAGGTAAGAAAGCCGATCACCGCCGTTTACAAGACTTACTGGATACCTGGTGGGATACTCACGGTCACACAGTCAAAACAGGCAAGAATACTTATGTCGTATTAGCTAAAACAGTGCAAATGTTAGGAAACCCATTAGCCCGTCTTTTTACTGCTCAAGACTACCTTCAGTATCGTGCTAGCCGAGTAAGCCATCACCCAAGTAGGCCTGACATTATAATCTCTGCTGCTACGCATAATATTGAACTAAAAACCCTTCGAGCTATGTTCAACAAGCTCATTAAGTACGGGCAATGGACACAGCCTAATCCACTTCTTAGTATCGAGCTGGTGAAAAGCAGCGAGAGAGAATTAGCCTTTCTAACCAAAGAGCAGATCTCCGATGTTCTAGAAAAGGTGCGACAAGATAATAGCCCCTCAGCAAAACAAATATACGTTGCTTGTAAGATCTGCTTGGCAACCGGTGCTCGTATCAGTGAGGCGTTAAACTTAAAACGCTCTCAGGTAAACCAATACAAATTGTTATTTACTGAAACTAAAGGAAAGAAGAACCGCTCGGTTCCTATATCTTGCTCTTTGTATGATGAAATCGTTGAGGTGGCGATAAGTGGGCATGCTATCTTTGATGTGCGTTACTATGCGGCTTGGGAGTGCGTAAAACGCGCTTTGCCAGAGCATGTTCCTAGTGGGCAAGCAACCCATGTATTAAGGCATACTTTTGCTAGTCACTTCATGATGAATGGCGGTGATATTTTGGTATTGCAGCGCATTCTAGGCCATAAGAAAATCGAGCAAACCATGGCTTATGCTCACTTCTCTCCAGACCATCTCATGCAAGCTGTTCAGCTTAATCCACTCGAAAATTAATGGCGACAAAATGGCGACAAAACTCAGTTATTGTCGGTTATAGCCCGTTATTGTCAGATTTTTGCTTTTAGATAGGAACCCCTAACCTAATGTAATCAATAGGTTAGGGGTTTGTAGGCTAGTCGCTTATGAAACCACCGGTTTGATGCGCCCACAATTGAGCATAAATCCCTTTTTGGCTGATCAATTCTTGGTGGGAGCCTTGCTCCACAATCGTACCTTGATCAAGAACGATCAAGCGATCCATTGCTGCGATGGTCGATAATCGGTGCGCAATTGCGATAACCGTCTTACCTTCCATTAGCTCATTTAAGCTCTCTTGAATTGCGGCTTCAACTTCTGAATCGAGTGCAGATGTCGCTTCATCCAAGACCAATAAAGGTGCGTCTTTTAACAGAACTCGTGAGATGGCAACTCTCTGGCGTTGGCCTCCAGACAGTTTGACACCTCGCTCGCCAACTTGCGCATCATAACCGGTGTTACCAAATGGGTCGGTAAGGTCTTGAATAAACGTATCAGCGTGAGCTTGTTTGGTCGCTTTGATTAACTCTTCTTCGGTGGCGTCGGGATTACCATACAAGATGTTGTCACGAATCGATCGGTGTAATAGCGAGGTATCTTGGGTCACCATTCCGATGTTACTACGAAGCGAATCTTGAGTGATGTCTGAAATGACTTGCCCATCGATCTTAATTTTTCCACTTTCTACATCATGGAAACGAAGCAGCAGATTCACTAAGGTGGATTTACCTGCTCCAGATCTTCCCACTAACCCGACTTTTTCGCCTGGCTTAATGTCGAGATTAAGGTGGCTAATGACACCTTTGTTTTCGCCATAGTGAAAACTGACATCTTCAAAGCTGATTCCACCGTGCGGGACCTCTAGTGGCTTAGCTTCTGGCTTATCGACAATATCCACCGGTTTAGCTAGGGTTTTCATGCCATCAACAACAGTACCCATATTTTCAAATAGGGCACTGACTTCCCACATGATCCACATCGACATACCATTAATACGAAGTGCTAAGCTTATTGCAATAGCAATGGCCCCAACCGTAATGGAACCGTCCATCCATAAAAATATCGACATAGCCGCTACGGCAAAAACCAGCACATAGTTGGTGATTTCGACCAAGACATCAAAGCCTGTTACAAGGCGCATTTGCTTGTAAACAGTATCCAGGAAGCCTTTCATGCCTTCTTCGGCATAGTCGGTTTCGCGTTTACTATGTGAAAACAGCTTAACGGTCGAGATATTGGTGTAGCTATCGACTATTCGTCCTGTCATTGTCGATCGAGCGTCTGCTTGGTCTGCGGCAACGCTTTTTAGTTTAGGGATAAAATAAAGCTGAATTCCTACGTAGCAAGCTAGCCAAATGACCATAGGGATCATTAAACGCCAATCTGCATAAGCGAGCAGTACTACCATCGACGTAAAATAGACCGAAACATAGACGAAGACATCCATGGTTTTCATGACGGTTTCACGTACAGCGAGTGAGGTTTGCATGACTTTTGTTGCAATGCGGCCAGCGAAATCATCTTGATAGAAGTTCACGCTTTGCTTTAGCAAGTATCGATGCGCCAGCCAGCGAATCGACATTGGGTAGTTGCCAAGAAGCGTTTGGTGGATGAGCAGAGAGTATGCCACGGCGAGAACAGGCATGATCACGAGCAATAGTATTCCGTAACCAATTAATACGCTGCTGTTGTCTTGCCAGAACGTTTCAGGGTTACTGGTCGAAAGCCAATCGACCAACTGTCCCATTGCCCCAAATAGAGAGACTTCAACAATCGCAACAATGGTAGACATGATCGACATGATAATCAGTGGGACTTCAAACCCGCGCGTGTAATAACGGCAGAAAGCAAAAATCCCTTTAGGCGGTTGTTTGGGCTCTTCATTGGGGAAAGGTTTGGTAAAACTTTCAAACTTTTTAAACAT